AATTAGTGGGAGATAAAGACCGGGATTGCGGTTAAAGAAGAAAATAAGAGGAAGGAAGACCTGACCCTTACCCGAGGTCATCTTACCCCAGTTAGCCTTCTTAGACTCATCGAGGTAGAGCTCGGAGTACATGCGCCACCAACGCTGGTAGTGCTTGTCAATACGCTGGCCACCGATGGATAATTCGGCAGTCTTGATCGCACGCTCGGCGACCCAGTTGCAGTCATCCGCGGCACCGGAAGCGGTAACGAGAGAATCCTTAGCGGAAAGCTCAACATACATGTCGCCAATGAGGTCACCGTTGCGGGCAACAGTCACAGAGATGCGGCCGTTGGCGGAAGGGTTTCCGTTGGTAGTCTGCTCGATGTTCTCCATCGCGAAGTTAGTGTGACGCTTGTAGACAGCCTGGAAGAAAGTAACCTTAGGGTTACCAGTCAGGTACACGTCCTGCGCGCCGTACGCTACGAGTTGCATAAGTCCACCCGCCATTTTGAAAGTTGTTTGTACTATATAGTAATATTTTTTTTTGGCCTGATATCGCACATGCGAAAAATAGACATTGGTCTTTTCTCGGTATACCTCAAATGTCTAGTGACCAAGAGCCTGAAATCGAGGAAGGTGAGATCCTCCCAGAGGAGGAAGATGATGAACTTTTCATGGAGGAAGATGATGAGCCGAGTATCGATCTCCTCGATATTCTCACAACCCCAGATGGTGATACTGTATGCAGTGCCCTGGTAGCACTCGTACAGCAAGTCGCCACTCAAAATAAGATACTTATAAAGATCCTTGGAAAACTATCAGCTTAAAAATAACTGCCTTCTATTAGTAAATTGAGGGATGGAGACCCACTTCATATCCGAAGATGCAGACCAACATCAATCGAATATGGAAATTATTAAAAACCAGATCCAAACATTGGACAGTGAGCAACTCTTGAGTGTTCTCGAAGATGAAGAAAAGAACTGGGGACTACAAACAAAGAACAATACACGTGTATCCTTTGAACTTGGCTATCGCAAGTTCTTCAGGCCGGATGAAATCAACTTGAAAACCGGTAAACCATTTACGGTTAATTTGGAGAACGTTTCGACTACGCACATGAGATTCATCACACAGATGGGACAAATCTATCATCGTGCAGTGGCTTTGGAGATTGATAAGTACGAACCCGAAGATGACGGCCTGAATGTTGCTTCACGTATCAATCGTGTCATTGAACAAATTGATGATGCTTTTCAGATTGTTCATAGAGATACTCGCATCTACGAACGGATCAATAAACCTACGAAGGTCTTAATCGCACCCGAATCTGATCCATCCCTTTTCCGTTGTAACACATCCGAGATTGAAACACTCTCACCCTATCAGCGATCACTTATTTCTTTCTTAAATCATACATACATCAATAATATTAGGCGTTACAAGGGGTACTGTTGTACACAAATTATTACAGCCGAAGGTTACACTACACGTGCATGGAAGGCTGTGAGAACTGTAGAAGCCGAAGTCTATAGGTTCTCTCAAAAGGAGACGAATCGTGCGAATTGGGAGAATCTTACTTCTAAAGGATCAACTATAAATGATGTTATTCGTCACGCGTCTAAGTGTTACGATATTCAGTTTCCCGAAATTGTAAAAAATAGACATGTATGGAGTTTCAAAAATGGACTCTTCATTGGTAAAGAGTATGTACCTGCTACTGGTAAGTATAGGTCTAAGTTTTACAGCTATGATAGTAAAGAATATCAGTGTCTTGATCCAACTATTGTAAGCTGCAAGTACTTCGATCAAGTGTTCGATGGATATGAACACCTGGAAGACTGGTGGGACATCCCTACACCGTATTTCCAAAGCATTCTTGATTATCAAGGCTTCGATAAGAATGTGGCTAAGTGGATGTATGTTATGGGTGGTCGTCTATGCTATGATGTTGGTGATCTAGATGGATGGCAGATTGCTATGTATTGCAAGGGTGTTGCGAGAACGGGAAAGAGTACTCTTCTTACAAACGTTTTCCAAAAATTTTATGAAGCTGAAGACGTTAAAACCCTGAGTTCCAACTCTGAGAAGCAGTTCGGTCTTTCGGCGATCTATGATGGGTTTATGTTTATTGCCCCAGAGTGTAAAACGAACATGAGTCTTAATCAGGCAGAGCTTCAGTCGATTATTAGTGGAGAAGATGTGAGCGTTGCAGTAAAGCACGAGAAGGCTAAGTCTATCAAGTGGGTTACACCAGGTTGTATGGCTGGTAACGAACTTCCGGACTATAAGGATGCATCTGGTTCCATTCTTCGACGTCTACTGGTGTTCGATTTCCCTAAGCAGGTAAAGGATAAGGATGCTGACCCTCATCTTAACAACAAGTTGGCGGGCGAAATTCCAGCGATTCTCTTGAAGTGTATTCGTGCATACATTGAATACGGACAAAAGTACGCAGATAAGGATGCATGGGCAGTTGTCCCAGCGTATTTCAAGAAGATCCAGAAACAGGTGGCCATGGTTACAAGCTCACTGACGAACTTCCTCGAGAGTAGTGCGGTGGACCGGGGAACGAAGCTCTTTGTGCCACAACAGGTGTTTACTCCAGCATACACCATTCACTGCACACAAACACTCAACCTTGGAAAGCCGCGATTCAATCCAGATACATATGCGGGGCCATTCAGCTCCTATGGTATTGAGGTGAGAGAAGAAGCTGTAACCTATAAGGGTCGCTCCTACAGAAAACAACCGGTGTTCTATGGTGTCGATGTGGTCGATGACAACGAAGAGATACTCAGAAACGGTTACTAAAAAAAATCCACTTGTATAGTAACATGGACGTCCAGGGTATGCGACGATTCGTAAAAAATTCAAATGTCGAAATCAGAACCGACAGTAACAGTGATAGTAACAATAACAATAATAACTTTGCTCGTGAACTTGAAAGTGTTATGGAAGTTGAGTCTAATAAACTCAACAAATACTTGAAGGAAAAGAATACCACAGAGTATGGCAACTTTGCACAGTTCTTAGATGACGAAGAGTTTGTTGTATCTGCGTTAAAGCCGGGTATGTTCAATGTGACCGTCAACAAAAATTTTGACAAAGAGGCTCGCTTAGATCTTAAAAAGATCTTGAGAAAACCCATTCGTCCAGCTGAGATTCTTGTCGGAAATATAAAGATCCAGGTAACTGAAATACGAGGTCTTTACGGGAGATTTCAAACCGGTTTCAGGAAGGATGCACAAGGGTCACAGGGTAACATAGACGGGTTCCAGTTTTCTGCAGTTGATTTCAAGGCCCGTATGTTCGATTCTAGAGAGGAAAAGGGTATTAGTTTCACCGTTTATAGAAACGGTAAAATCAGGTATTCAGGTGGATTCTTGGGTATTAACAATATAACCAAGCAACCCGACGCTATCAAGAAGTATATTGTAGACAATTATACTGATGGTCAGTTTTTCCTCTACAACCCCGCGTTTTATAACAATATTAGTGGTCAATTTAAAGTAAACGCGAAGTTTCGTAGCTTGAAGCGTATAGTATCTCCCTTAGCTGTCGCTCAATACGGAATCGAACCAACTTCCAGTTATGAACCCGAACTTTCCCCCATAGTCTATGTAGACTACAAAGGATTCAACTATAACATCACTGAAAATGGTATAATCCAAATACTTGGTATTTCCAACCCAGATGATCTCATCGAGGCGTATGAGAAGGGTTCGCAACTTATGAAAAAGTTCAACAAAGGTGGAGAGTTCCTCTCGACGGGTCTCTTACATAAACCCGCTAAACGTGTAGTAAAGGGTAAAAAGTCTACATGCCCCAAATTACGCGTCCCTCCTTGCAAAAAGGGATTTTCTGCACGAAAGAATCCACAGGGTTTTGATTGCTGTTACAAAATTCCAAAGAAAACGCCTAAGCGTAAGGCAGCCCCCGCCACACCACCTGTTAAGAAGTATAACGTAGCCATGACTAACAAACAGGAGTTGAAGATCAATGGTATATTATGTAGGCGTTTACCCAAAGAGGTTGTTATAAAAACTGCCCGGGATATGGGTATTGTGGGTGTCAGTAAAAAGAACACGGTTGCTGAAATCTGTAAGATGATTTCTATGGTTCAGCGTGTCAACCCAGTTGTCAATTCTATAAAGGTTGGTAACAAAAACATGAAAGTTACTGGTAAGAATAATACGTTCAGGTTAAGTAACAGGATATGCAAAACATACAAAAAGGAGAAACTCAAACAAATCGTTGACGCACTCAAAATCAAACGCACAAATAAAGAAACTGTGCCCCAGCTGTGTAGGATGATTGAAAAATACAAGCCAATGCAGAACCTTCGCAAAAAGATCGTAAGTGCATATGGTGCTGCATGGATTAACAAGTATAAGCCCTCGATAAACAGTGATGTGAAAGAACTTAGCAATAAAATAGCTACGACAAACGTTCTCAATGTTGACCAGTTAATCAAACGAACAGTAGCGGCTAAGAAGCGTGCGATGCGGCCCAGGCCTCCTCCAGTCCCTAAACGGTCTACTCCTAATCGCAAACCTTCTCCTCCTAAAAAGAAGAATTCACCAAACAAAAAGAAGGTATCGCCACCTAAGAAGAAAACCTCCCCTACCAAGTTCCCCAAAGGTACGAAAGTTGAATACTTATAATTATACTAAAACAATAACCTAAGTTAGCCCTCGATTAGTGAATCACATTTCAAAATGTCGATACCTGATTCAGTAATTCGGGATACTTCACTTCACGAAGTCGTTCATGAACTTCCTCTAAACCGAGATGTGGCTGATCACATCCTCAGTTTTACAAACAAATATTTTACCTACAAAGATGACCCAGATCTATTCTGGTACACCCTCGGAAAGGAGACGTGTAATTTGACGATATTGGGGTACAACTGCTTCAGAAACGTACAACAGGCTTTTGGAAAATCTTCAAAATTTTCTAAAAGTATGGATATGCATAATGTTTTTATTGACTTCAAAGGTCATCTTGACAATATTCTCTGTGCTTCGTACGGTATAAACAGTGATGAAGAAAAAAAATTTCGTAAACGTTTTGGTGATATACCAATGACACATGTTTTCTACAACAATTCCGAATATATTGAACCACCACCATTGGGATTGAGGTTCAAAAAATTCCTCACTGTTTTTGAAGAACGATACATACGGGTGTTTATCTCAAGGTTTAGAGAGTACCTGGATCATTTGTATACGGATATTGATACCATTTCTCTTACAGAAAAAATAGGGGATTGGAACTTTCCGAGATACATAAGGGAGAACAGGAGTAAAATTAAAAAGCTTGTTGAAAAGACAAGAGTTAGACTTAACAAGATAGAACACTTTGTTAAAGTGTCTGTAAATGCTTAAATATAAGATTCTCATATTTAATAATGATAAGACGTCTTTTTGATATATTCACAAAAGTAGATAAACCTGTATTGGGTCGATGGACTCTTAAGACGTGTAACGAACTTTCAACTTCTATCAACTCTGTTTATCAAAATAGAGACCACTGTGGTGACACAATTTGCAAAACTCCAAAGAAGGCATCCGACTACAGAGACATAAAAAATAAAGACGAGAAGTAAGTATGTACGAAGTTTATACTGATGGAAGCTGTTTAGGAAATCCTGGTAGGGGTGGATGGGCCGCGATAAGCAATGACTTTAAGTTGTGTGGATCTCAACCTAATACTACAAACAATATAATGGAAATGACGGCTATCATCAAAGCACTTGAGCAGTGTATATGGATGGAAAAGAAAGAAGTGTGCATTATTACCGACAGTAACTATGTGAAGCAAGGAATAACTTCATGGATTCATAATTGGAAGAAAAATGGATGGAAAACCGCCAATGGCGGAGATGTAAAAAATAGAGAGCTATGGGTTAAACTAGACAATGCGAGAGAAAAAATAACCATGATTGAGTGGAAGTGGGTAAAAGCTCATAACGGAAATCCTAAAAATGAAGAAGTGGACAAACTTGCCAGAGAATGCGCGAAAAATATATCAGCGTAATACAAGTTATGAATAATGCCATCGATCAATGTGATGGATGGTGTGAAAAACAAGAAAGGCTTTTAATCAAATGGGCTGAGAAAGCGGCCGGGTATCGCTGGTTGCATAATCATGCACGTTTATATTACAAAAAACAAAATGATTGGTTGGCCTACCCATCTATCATAATAGCCTCAATAACAGGTGTAGGTGGTTTTGCTGTACTAAATCCTAGTGGCAATGATGGGGTAAGCAATGAAACAAAAACACGCATCATGATCGTCCAATATTTCTTTGCTTTCCTAAATGTGATTGCTGGTATTTTATCAAGTATTTCAAAATTCTCGCAATCTTTACCGTTATCTGAAGCACACTCTTCCATGTGTGTTCAATGGTCCAAGTTTTATCGATCCATAGATATGGAAATTTCTCTTGATATCAGACATAGATCTGATGTTGTAGAATTTATCATGAAGTCAAGAGAGGAATACGACAAACTTCTTGATGAGGCTCCAGATATACCTGCGTTTTCTATACAAGCATTCATGGTTCAGTTTCCGGATAAAGAAAATAAGCCAGATGTATGTAACGGACTTTCAATTGTTGTGAGTGATGATGCAGCATCTATAACCTCTTCTAAACGTGCTGTTTCTCGTTGGTTAGGTGCGTTCTCAGCGGTTACAAATAAACGTAAAAGCGGAGAAATACAACGAAAACAAAGTGGCATAGCGATGGATGAGTTAGAGAAGGTTTAAAAATCCTCGTCAAACTCTATATTGTCCGAATCATCGTCTAACTTTCCGTAATCACCAACTCGCTTTTCAAAGAAGTTTGTTTTTCCATCCAACGATATATTTTCCATAAAGTCAAAGGGGTTCTTCGAATTCCAAATCGTTGGGTGTCCAACTTGTTTTAAAAGACGATCAGACACATATTCAATGTATTCCGACATTTTATCGGAATTCATTCCTATGAGACTGCATGGGAGTGCATCTAAAATAAATCCCTTTTCAATCTCTACAGCTTCCTTTATGATAGTGTGAATCGTATCTTTTGATGGTTTCTGCCGAAGCATATTAAATAGTTCAACTGCAAAGTCTTGATGAAGGCCTTCATCGCGACTAATGAGTTCGTTACTGAAGCAGAGTCCGGGAAGCAACCCTCTCTTCTTCAACCAAAATATAGCACAAAACGAACCACTGAAAAATATACCCTCTACGCACGCGAATGCAAAGAGGCGTTCGGCGAAGGATCTAGATTTATCAAACCACTTCATAGCCCACTCAGCCTTTCGTTCAATGCAGGGAATCGTTTGAATAGCTTGGAATAATTGCTTCTTTTCTGTCGAGTCTTTGATGTATTTGTCAATTAGTTTACTGTATGTTTCGCCGTGTACCATTTCATTGTGACACTGGTAAGCATAAAAGGAACGAGCTTCAGAAGCCTGTACTTCATCTGCAAAGTTATTGTTAATATTTTCAAAAACAATTCCATCCGAGCCAGCGAAGAATGCCAATATATATTTTATGAACTTTTGTTCGTTATCCGTCAAGCTTTTCCAGTCTTCCATATCTTTTGAGAAATCAATCTCTTCAGCAGTCCAGTTAGACATTTGTGCCTTTTTGTAAAGGTCCCAAAGGTTCTGGTGCTTGAGGGGAAAAACTGTAAAACGATCTAACGTCGGTTCTAACAACGGTTCATATTCATCTTCGATGTACTCTTGGAATTCAAAATAGTTACCGATTCGACGATCGTTCACAAATATCTGAGGATAAGAGTCGAGTTTACCACCACATAACTTTTTCAGATCTTCTCGATCAATGTTTGTTTTTTCGAAATCGAGACCCTCTGATGTGCATAGTTTCGCGGCGGCCTCACATAGGTTACACCCATCCTTAGAGTAAATTTGAACTTTCATCTGTGTTATTTGCCCTGATTATTTTTTGTCCGAAAACTCTAAGTATGATTTCGCGCGAGAGCATACACCAGGATGATATTGTAAAAGTTTTAGTTAACGAAGATGGTATAGAAGACGAGATGTACGCGGTGGTGGGTATGAACACCGGAAATACGCTTGGATTAAAGTACCTTTCCCCAACAAACAAGATATACAAGTCGGCTTGTGTATATCAAATTGAAGACGGGGATTTAAGCCCAGCACCTTACGAAAGTGTATGTGAACACTATCCAAGCGGCACAACCTTTACAGATATTGGAATGAAGACTGTGGGTGAGAATATGTTCAGCATTTATGAGGAAATAGACATAGAAGATGATGATAGTGAAATATACGAAGATCACGACGACTCAGACACAGATTCAGAGATGGCTGATTTCATTGTACCCGACAATGAGATAGATGGGCAGCCCATAGAGGCACCACCCGGACAGGCTCTTATCGATAAAGAGTGGGATGAATGGAATCCATCTACTCCAGGTGCCAGGAGTTTCAAGGAAACTGTAGATATGATAGAAACTTATGCACGAAGTTTGTGAACCTAAGTGCGTTCTTCTCCAGGAATTTATTAATTCATAACCATTAGCATGGAATTGGCTGCTATATGGAATCAAGTTGACAAACTTATAAAAAAAGAAGATGAATTAAAGCCGGTTATTAATAGAAACATTTGTTCAGAATGTGAAGGAACAAAAGTAATTACACCAGAAGGACTTCCGGTATGCTCTTCGTGTGGACTCGTTGAAGATGGTTTCATTGACGAATCTCCCGAATGGACGAGTGGCATAGGAGAAGATGGTCGTGTGAACGATCCATCAAGATGCGGAAATCCTAACTCTAATCCTGAACTATTTTCACAAGCGTGGGGAAAAGGGACTGTTATGTCTACATCGGGTCCTGGACGAACAAGTTATGAAGTCAAGCGAATGGCTAAGATAAACTTTCACATGTCTATGAATCATAAAGATCGGTCACTTTTTCATGCGTATAAAGACATTGACGAGGCGTGTTACACATTACCAGAAACAATTCTTCGAGACGCTAAAATGATGTACAAGAAATTTGATGATAGCAAACTTACGAGGGGTGCAGTAAGAACCGGTATCAAGGGGAACTGCGTTTTATACGCGTGTCGTTTGGCTAAAGTTCCTCGCACAACGAAGGAAATTGCAGACATGTTTGGTATCCAAAGTAAAGATATCAGTCGCACAACACAGATTTTTAAAGAAACGATTATGGGAAAGACGGAGAAAAATTATACAACTCGACCATGTGATGTAGTGCATCGGTTACTTGGTAATTTCAACACAACACAAAATTACAGACCAATCTGTACAAAGTTGTGTAACGAAATTGAAGACTGTGTGGAACTCATGAGTAAAACCCCGAATAGCATAGCTTCAGCTGTTATTCTGATTATACTCAGAAACAACTTCACAAAAAGTGAAATCTGTTCGACATGTGGTGTTTCAGTTCCTACGGTAAACAAGATTGAAAGCATAATCAAAAAGCACTTAGAGGCTAAGGGTGTTAGTTATTAAAGATGGTCAAGATCTTCTTAGCAACTCCTTGCTATGGAGGTTTATGTTTAGACAAATACATGATTAGCATTATCAAGTTGCAGTTACTTTTGATTAATAAAGGTGTTCAACTCATGCTTGATACAACTGAAAACGAAAGTCTCGTTCATCGTGCACGTAACGTAAGCGTTGGTAGATTTATGCAGAAAACTGATGCAGAGTATTTTATGTTTATTGACGCGGATGTTGACTTTGACCCTGATTCTGTAGTAAAACTTTTAGAATCTGATCACGATATTGCCGTCGCTTGTTATCCAAAGAAAGTAGTTATGTGGGATCAAGCAGCTGAAGCCATTAAAAATGGTGATGATAGAAATATGGCAATGTTGTCGTCTAGTCTTGTTGTAAACATAGGCTCTAATCGACGATCGGTTGAAAATGGTTTCGTAGAAATTCTAGATGGGCCGACGGGTTTTATGTTGATTAAACGCTCTGTATTTGAACGTATGCACGAAGAATATCCGGAACTTTGGTGTAAAAACGATCACCAAAATCGAGACTTTGATGAATATTGTGCTGTATTTGATTGTATGATTGATCCCGACACTCGTAGATATTTGTCAGAAGATTATGCATTTTGTCGCCGTTGGCAAAAAATGGGTGGAAAAATTCACGCCCATATTCACACTACCCTCGGGCATATAGGCAATTTACCATTCTCGGGGTGCTTGAATGATAGGCTTAAGGTTTAAATTGTAATAGTAGATAATGAAGTTTGGAACTATAATTGTAACTCGATCAAAATCATGCCATGTTAAAACATTACACACCATTCTTCGAATGAATATTGCGTGTATTCAACATGGGCATAAGAATGAAATTTCCTTCGTAAACGATGACCCTTATGCAAAAGCTAAAGCCATCGAAACTCATATGAAACTCTTTGATAGGATTCTTTTCGTTGATTTCGGAATTAGTATGGACGAGAACAGTATCGCAGAAGTTATCAAACCACACGAGGATATTGGGTGTCTCGTATTTCCAGGTGTCGTCGAGGGGATTGATTGGGACTCCTTCAAAGATAAAGTCCTAAAGGGTGTAGATGAACCCACACACCAGATGGGTCTAAACTTTGATACAACTGTTGATAAGGAAGTTTCGAAGGATATTTACACGGTGAAGAACACTTCCTCTCGTGCATGGATTATGAACTGTGCGTCCGTTACAGAATCTCTGAAGAATTCCAAAAGTAACCGAAATTTTGGGGTCAATATGATCCCTCCTCGCATGGATATGATGTTCCTCAAGTTTCGCGAAAACGATGTCAAAATTCACGCATTTACGGCAGCTAAGTTAACGATGACCTATGGTCACGAATGTATAAGTAACATTCTCAACGCTGCGGGTGTTAAAGCCAATTAAAGTTACAAATCCCGTGTTGAGTATGAATGACTACGTGAAGAAATTTATTCTCGACACGTGGGGTGTTAAAGACAGGTTTCCGGGACCCCAACCTGTCTCCATCGAATTGAAGCATTTTCCCATACTACAGAATAATCATTACGTCGTATGCGAAAAAACTGATGGTGTGCGTTATATGATGGTGGCCCTCATGTATGAGGGAAAGAAGCAATGTGTGTTTGTGAATAGAAACTTTGAAATGTTCACTGCACCATTGAATTTCAAAAAAAGTATTTTTAATGGAACTATACTTGATGGTGAGTTGTATGAAAATACATTCCTCGTATACGATGCGGTAATGACAGAAGGTGAAGTGATTGGTCAGAAACATTTCCTAGATCGATTGGATCATATGGAAAAAGTTGTCAAGGGTCTAATTGGATTGAAATCAGATCGTGTGAAAGTAAAACTCAAAAAATTCCATCCGATGTGTGATTTTAAATCATTTATGCATGACTATCTACCCACTGTGAAAGAGTGTATGGATGGTCTTGTTTTCACACCCGTGTATGAGAAAGTATTGTTGGGTACCCATGAAACCATGTTTAAATGGAAGCCAAAGGAAAAAAACACCGTTGATTTCATGGTCAAGAAGGATCAACGGGGTGTGTGGAGACTGTACGTTCAAGAAAAGGGGAAACTTTACATGGAAAGTGAAATACCTCCCGATAAAGTGGATCAGCTACCCCTTCTCGAAGAAGGTGCTATCCTCGAATGTCAGTACATGATTGATGATGTGCCTATGTGGTGGAAACCTATCCTACGAAGACACGATAAAACGTATCCTAACAACCGCAGAACTTTCTATAGAACGATAGTCAATATTAAGGAGGATATACAGATGGACGAGTTTTTAAAATGTACATGAGTACATAGTAAGGAGCATTTTCGGGTAGTTCATGTTTTTTAACTAGGTCATCATCTATGTAATACCATGTTTCACCGCGTTTAACAAATGCCGAATAATGTCCACCGTATTGAATTCCCGCGTGAACCGATGTAGCAAACAACTCGTATACGTGATTATCGATCACTATGTTTTCGGTAATTTTTATGACTGATTTCTTGTCAAAGGACACCATTAAAACATTCGGGTACTCTGACAATAAATAACGTGTAGTAGCTACATTATGTACCACGTCGTCGTCGTCTTTATAATCAGTTAATACATTCCACTTGAAACTTTCTTTCATCATTTCCCCAAAGTCGTTGGAGTTTGAACAAAGTATGTGCATACTAAAAACTTCCTCTCGTTTTTTAGAGCCACCCGGCCATACGGTCTCCTGAACCTTCTTTCCGTAGAAGTAATGTTTCAAGAGTGGTACTGATCTTTCTATGATGTCTATGATACATAAAATAGCCTCCTGAACGTCATGTTGTTCTCCAACTTCGAATCTAGGAAAGTGTGTAATGAATTCCTTCAGTAACGGAGCAACGTTGAATGTCGCTTGTATACTTTCATCCCAGTAATGACAGGTCAGTAATGAAAATAGTCGAGTAAATGCACAATGTCCATCATAAGGTCTACGCGTGAAATACTCTTTCACCACTGGTATGTTCAGCATACATTGCAGGGCTGAGTTGAAATAGCATGTGTTTCCAACATTGATGATGCCATTCATTAAAATTCGCAAAGATAAAGAACTTAAGAAGAAGACGCGTTAGCATATAGATAAGTAAAAGTAAAGATGAATATCGAATCCGTATACAAGAAAGTGAACAAAGTGTTCGATGAGAACCAAAACGATCCGCTGACGGAGGTTGAGATGCGTCTTGGCAAGTTTAACGGCAAGATGTTCGACACCAATGTTGGTAAGGATACTTTCGATCGTGTGTACCGTGCACTGACCAAGTATCAAGGATGGGAAAAGGTTTTCACGACCCAAGAAGAAGTATTCTACCGTGACCGTGATAACATTCGCATGTCGATCGACGAAAATACCGGTGACCAGAAAATCATCCAGAAGTCTTCGATTCACAAGGAAGACATCAAGCGTATCAAGGGTGTACCTTACGACGTTCGCATCTCCTTCAGTAAGGAGACACCCACTGAGATTGACGACTTTAGTGACATGGATCGGAAGCGAACCAAGCATCGTCAGTCATTCGTCCGCAAAAATCTTTCTATCGATCTCACCATGTCGACCGGTGATGCAGTTGATCTTGACGCCGAGGACACTACCGACTACCAGATCGAATTTGAAATTATCAACCCATCTGATGTTAAATCCAAGAACGAGCTTCTCAACATTATTCAAAAAGTGAACGATTTGTTTAAAGTTTTTTAGATATACCATGTTAGTCACGTAAAATGGTATAACCAATTGTAATAAATATTTAAACTATTTACAGCCCAGCGGGGTGCTCGAAAGAGCCAGTCACATCCATACCCTCGAGTTCGAGACCAGAGTCAACGAGCTCAATCTTCTCCTCCTTCATTCCGGGGAGAGGAAGGGGAGCGTTCTTCATAGGCACGGGAACGACAGAAATCTTATCCTCCTCTTCCTCAACCTTCTTGCAGGGCTTCTTCTCCTTCTTAAGAAGCATGATACCCCACACAATTAGCATGAAAACAACGGTGTGTAATAAGAGACCACCGAACTTGGGGCAACCGTTAGGACCGGCGACCCACTGACCAAGAATACGACGCATAAGAATGAATGTCTGGGGGTTAGCAACCACGAAGAAAATTAACGCGGACATCAGAGAGATGACCAGTTTCTCCTGAGCCTTGGCCCCATTGCATCCACACCCACAGTCTTTAAAGATACTCATTATAAAATACCTGGAGAAAAAAATATGCTTAAAGTTTCGGATCCTATAAAATATATAACAACCAAACAATGTCGCTTGCCATCCAAAAGTTTTCCGATTTCAATGCCAACAACGTTTCCTTCTCCAAGCTTCGCAAGAACAAGAATGGAGGAAAGGCTGTCTACCTTAACAGTAGCGACAACAAGAAGATCTTCATTCAACTCCCTTTCATGCGTTCCCCTTACGGTCTCAGTGTCTACACTGATGAGACTAGTGGTCGCACCAGCTATTCTCTTGACCTCTCTTTCGACCCCGACAATGCGGAGTCTGCTCAGTTCCTGAATGCTATGTCTGAGCTTGATGAGCTTATCGTCAACACCGTTGCCGACAACTCTAAGGAGTGGCTTGGAAAGAACTTCAATGTAGCGGTCCTGAAGGAGGCACTCTACAAGCCTATTGTTCGCCCCGGTAAGGACCAGTATCCCTCTACTATGAAGCTCAAGATTCTCACCAAGAGTGACGGTTCCTTTGTTCCCGAGGCTTACAACATGAAGCGTGAGCGTGTCTCTCTAGACTCGATCGAGAAGGGCCAAAAGGTCGTAGCCATTATTGATCTCAACCAGATCTGGTTTATTGACAATAAATTTGGCTGTACGATCCGCTTGCAGCAAGTTCTCCTTGAGCAGTCCGAGAAGCTTCCTTCCTTTGCGTTCCAGGGACTTGATCTCCCCGAGGCTGATGTCGAGGTCGATGTTGAGGGTAGTGAGGATGAACCCGAGATTGATGAAGATGCCGAGATTGATCAGTAAAAAAATATACATAAATATTAGATGAAAAACGTAATCATAATTTCACTACTGTTTGGGATCATATATAGTTCATTAGAACCTGGACATTTTGATTTCAAAAGTGTGTTGGATCCATTTTATTTTTCTTTCACGACCATGAGTACCGTGGGTTACGGTGATTATACACCAAAAACAAATCTCGCAAAAGTTTTAGTCATGTGTCAACAGTCGTTACTTTTTAACGAATTTATACAGGTGGCTAAAATGATTAAGTATTGATAAGAAGATCCTATATGAGAAACGATCTTCTCTTGAATACGTAACAAATTTCTAACTAATAGTAAGTATGTCGAATAAGAACATTGAGAGTAATCTCAAAAAATTACTCAAGGGTGAAAAGGCTTGTTACCCAGAGGAATTCTTGAAGGTTCCCAGTTACAGCTCACCCACCCTTCGCGTTGGTAAGGGTAAACCTATCAGTGAAGGTCAGTTTGGAAAGATGTACCGTGGAAGTATCAACGACAACGGTCGTAGATATGTCGCGTACAAAGAGATAGATACCTCGTATAGTACAGACGGTGCCTTCGAGTTTGAGTTCAAGGTTGCCCAGAAATTGAAGGAGTTCGCGGTTCCCG